TCAGCGGCCCAAATCCCGGACGGGTTTTTCCCTCGCTCAGGTCGGCTCAACTTCACCTCTGGTGTGAACTACACCTTCTATGGTAGCGCTGATATTGGGAACGAACACTTCCACATGGTCCTCCAGACTGTTGGAAGTGACAACGTCAGCCACTGGTGGATGGGGCGCCTCGCTGGGGATGCAGACTTTCTCAGCACAGGGCTCAACCCGACCGGCATGTTCTTGGGCACCACTGGCCCCCACACAGACGAGCAGGGCGTGGACTCCTACCAGTACCCCTTCTCATACCAGGGAGCCAACGAGGCCTACAAGAATCCAAGTATATTGATCGCCCGCTTCTCCGAAGACGGATTGGACGACACCCTCCAGCAGACCAGCGGCGGGCGATCGGGGTACGGACCCCTCGGGACAAACCACATCCGCAAGTACGGCCCAAATGACAATAGCAGCCAGTTCCTTCAGTCCAAAAGGTACTCCATCCAAGCGGGCTTCAATAGCTTCCAAGGTGGAGAAGCGGTAGGGATGACGGGGGCTAGGGCTCGCACCTTCTATCCGCTCCGGCCCATCGAGACCGAAGCGGGCAAGGGCTTCGATGAGTTCTACATATCCCCTTGGACTCCGGTGGAATCGGTACTCTATTCGCTGCCCATGCCCACCGCTCGCGCCTCTATTCAGACTGAGGACGCAATCCTAGAGGCTGAGGACATAGCCAACTTAGTTGCCGCGACGGGCGGCACCGCCCTAGCCAGTAGTGGCTGGGCGGAGCAGCAGTTCTCTGGCGCAGACCCACAGACACACTTCTGGCGGGCCAATGGAGCGGACGGACTGGCGCACGCCGCCAACGCCACGTATGACAGGATTGAGTTTCGTGTACGCCAGAAGATTCTTTCGGTTGGGGGAACAGCCAACTCGGGCGGTAACGGCCAAATCTTCATAACAACCAGCACCGCCACCTCGTACGCCGACCCTGGCAATTCGATGCTTTTCGACCATCCGGCGTCCTTTGACGAAGGGGAGTGGACTACCTACTCAATTGACCCCTCCGCTATGGCCAACTGGACTGGTACAATAACCGGCCTTCGGGTGGACCTGCGCCACTACAATCCTGCTCCAACGACGAGCATGAGATTAGAGTGGGACTACATATCTGTTGGACAGACTAGGCTCCAACGAAACTCCCTGTACGCTAATAGCAACGGGGCTTACGCGATACACCTCGGCCAGTTCCCTGGTGTTAGTCGTATCACGATGAACCTGAAACAGACCGGGCTCGACGCGAAGGACTCCTCCGTGATACTAGAGGATGGGCACTTCGACACGATCCCCGTCGTAAAACGCGGGTTTGTTAACGAACTTCAGCGACCACTAAACCCTACTGGATCTTCCGGCCTTGCCGGATATGTGTATAAGAGGTAAAGCACCATGCTATCTACTTTCGGCTCGACATACTTCGGAAACCAGTATCAGCTCGACACCGCGCCCTCTCGGTATCTTGGCGAGGTTGTAGACTCCTCCTCGACTTCGGTCGAGATCTTCAACTCATCACACGAAGCAGTTTCGGCCCCGCTGACCGTGCCCTTAGAGGATGGCACCTTCCAGATCACATGGCCTGGGCAGTCTGCCCTGACCACTGTAGCAGACCTCACTAGCAACCCGCTCGTAGTCCCCGCGTCCTCTTCGATAGTAGTCACCTTGACGTTCCTGAAGCCCGCTAGGGATTCAGTGCAGACAGTGCAATTGAGCTGGGCGGGCACTAATCTCACTTTGACCTTCCGACGGTTCTTTCCGGTGGACGAAAAGCCCCAGGGAGACATCGAGGAGGAGATAGAGTTCAAGACGAACGTCTCGGAAGCGTGGGATGGCACAGAACAACGTACGCGGCTGCGGGCGAGTTCCAGATTGACTACAAAGTATAGATATCTCGTGGGCACTTCAGATCGCGGCACCGCCCATGACTTTCAGGCCCAGATGATGGGCCTAACCTCTCGTGAGGCCAAGGTGTCATTGTGGCACCGATCTCAGCCGGTAGTTGTGGAAGGAGCCTCGGGCGGCGCGGGCGTGGATGACGTTTGGTTTCTGGCACTGGATGGCCCAACCAACTGGGACCCTTCGATTGCCTCTCTAAAGAAGGGCGACCTAGTCACCTACGAGGACGCGCAGGGCACCTCATACACCCTGCCCCTCTTAGGTAATGCAAGCACGTCCGCGAGGCTTTTCTTCGGCACGACCAACCCAGGCACATCCGTTGGCGATAAGTTCACTATCGTACCTCAATCCATAGCCTTGCTCAGAGAGAATCCTAAAGTCAAAGTGTACCCCTCGGACGCCGTTGAGTACCTGTCCACTTGGGTCGCACAGCAGGGAGACTACGCCGAGAACCTCCTCGAATCCTCTACGCTATACTCCAATTTGGCCTCTGAGACTTTCAACAGCCGCCCCATCCTACGAGAAGGCGGGCTGCTCACAACTTCTCTCGCGTTCTCTGGGGACTCCGGCGCAGTTGAGTTTGATCGGAAGATTGGCGTTATCGACACCTTCCAACGTCGAAAGTCAAGTACGGTTGCATTCGAGCGTTCCTTTGAGTACGCATACGAATCGGGTAAGATTGACGCGCTCCGAGAGTTTATTATGTGGACCCAAGGCCGACAGCGATCCTTCTACGTGCCGTCAGGCACTGAGGATTTCTTCGCAGTCAGCAATGCTGGGAACGTCTTAACTGTAATGGGCACCGGACTGGGAGGGCTAACCCCCCTCCTAGACGGTTACGCCTCTTTCGAGGTAACCTCTGGCGGAACCAAAACCCAGTACGCGGTGCTCTCCTCCACCGCCCAGGCTGACGGAACAGTTAACATATCATATAATGGGGCTATTCCAGGCGGCACCGCCGGGAAGCGATTTGAGCTTCTCTACCATGTGCGGATGGCCTCGGACAAGATCAGACTAGAGTACGAAGGCCGAGACGCGATCAAGTGCAAGTTCAAGGTGCAGACCGTTAAACAATAACCCTGAAAGGAAACCCCCTAATGTCTTTCTCAAGTCAACAAGAATCCACGGAAGATGGAGCGCCAATCGAGCTGTACGCGATTACCGGCGCAGATACCTTCTACTACACCTCCGCCGCAGAGCCTTATACTCTGAATGGAAACACATATGAGCCTATCGCGATCTCACGCACAGCCCCCACTATCTCCGTTAAGGAGACCTCGGGTAGCCTCACTTTGAAGTTCCCCTTCAACAACCCATTCGTCGCCCGATACCTAGGGGGCGTTCCCCCGTCCCCAGACAACCTCACAATCCAGCAGGTCCACCTTAGTGACGCGGCGGCAGAAGTCTTCCCCTTCTGGGCGGGATCTGTCTCTAGCGTCAAGTTCTCAGGCACGGAAGCATCAGTGTCCGTGCTCGGCATGATGAGCATGTTAGCAGCACAGATCCCCACGCAGACCTTTTCATGGATGTGCGACCACAATCTGTACAGTAAGCAGTGCCTAGTACCCAAGTCGCCATTTACCTTTAGCTTTTCCGTCGTAGCGGCCAGCGCTGACGGTGTGACCGTAACTCTTTCCGACCAAGGGCAGGCGACTACTAAGCTAGCCGCAGACACCGCTTTCTTTAACGGTGGGACCTTTCTGAACGGAGTCGATGGGAGTCAGCGCATGGGTGTAGACTTCTCCGCAACGGCGAACACCAATGAGTACTCTTTGGTGCTCTTGGTGCCCCTAGAGGGGCTCACACCTGGGCAGGCCATCACGTTCACCGCTGGGTGCGACAAGTCGATTGACACTTGTCTGAGCCGCTTCAACAATGTCGAACACTATGGCGGGTTTCCTTTTGTGCCTACCCTAAACCCTCACACTGCTAACTTGCAGATCACCAAGGAGAGATAGGCCATGACTGGATTTGAGTACCTTGTTATCGCTATTGTTATGGCGGTCGTCTCCGCTGCGGTTTCGGGGCTGTCTATGCTCCTCGCGCCTAAGCCAGACATCGAGGAAGCTGAGCCATCGGCTCTAGGAGACTTCGGGTTCCCTACGAACCTTGAGAGTCGGTACATTCCTGTTGTCTGGGGATCAACCCGCATCAGTGGACCTAACGTCATCTGGTATGGTGAATTATCCACCAACGCCCTCACCACCGGGGGCAATGTTGTTGGGTACGAATACTCCATTGGCATCGACATGGCCCTTTGCTGGGGCGAGCTGGACTCTATTACCGCGATCCAACTGGACGATGAGTTCTTCATCAAAGCTGGAGAGCAGCGCGCGCATACTGGCGGGACAGTACCTCTAGCCGGTTTCACGAAGACCACTAGTGGCCATCGGCGCATTAGGGTCACGGACCATAGCCTAACCGGCGGCCCAAAGAGAGGTGGGGGTATCGACGGGGACATTAGTTTTTACTTCGGAACCCAAGACCAGCCCATCAATGAGTGGCTCATAGGCAAGCTGAATGACAGCGGCGAGACCGAAACCCTAACCAATGGGGACGTGGTGCCTCGCGCTTCCCTGCTCCCCCATTACGGGGGTGTTGCCCGCATGGTCTGGGAGGGGGGTAAGCTCACCGAGCGCGCCACTGCACCTCAGTTCCAAGTTCATGTTCAGCGATTCCCCACGATGCTGACAACGTCCTATGCTAAGATCCGGGATGACGGCACTACGGCTGATGCCAACCCCATGCACGTAATCTATGAGATCCTGACGGATGTTGACTGGGGACTGGCCATTGATCCCTCACTGATCAATCGAGAGTCTTTCATCGCAGCCGCCAAGAAGTGCTCCGAAGAAGGAAATGGGTTCAGCCGGACAATTGATAGCCCGAAGCAGGCCTTTGGGGTCATACAGAGTATCAGTGATCAGGTCAATGGCGTCCTGTTTCAGAACGAGGACGGGCTGTTTGAATATACCCTGAACCGCAAGACGTACGAAGAGACGACCAACGCCATCCTAGACTATGACGGGAACCCCGTTGGCGGCACTACGTACACCACTGACGGCATTTTCCAAACTGGTGCGGTTGGCGCAGACGCTAGGTTTGGCGACGATGCGCTATGGGATGCACTTGAAGTTGGGGACCAAATCTTTGTCACGAACGTGACTGAGGGCAGTGGTTTGAAGCCCTGCGTGGTCACTTCCAAATCCTCGGCTGCCACTAAATTTGTGTTCTTCGCGAGCACCACTGGCGAGGATTTGGGGGCTGACAATACCTTCACTGGCGGCAGCATAGTTGCTACTGTTCAAAAGGGATTCAACACTGTCCCAATACTGACCCCTGCGTCGATCATCAAGGTCAAGACTGCGGATCGACAGTCATGGGACCAGACGTTCAACACCGTTCATCTCAAGTACCTAGACCGAACCCAGGAATTCAAGGAAGCGGTAGCCAACGCTGTGGATAGTGGGAACATGGCTATCCGTAGAGGCAAGAAGTCAATCAAACAAGTTGACATGCAAGGCATAAGGCACCCAGCGACTGCGGCGACAGTAGCACAGCGATTCCTAAAGTCCTACTCCTACCCTCTGACCACCTTGACTTTGGAGGTGTCCCGAGACCTAAGCTATCTGCGACCCGGCAGCATATTAGAAGTTAATCATCCCGACTTCGGGCTCTTTGACTTCTATATGCGAGTGTTGGAAGTCGGATTGCCCCAGGACTCCTCGGGCAACGTGGTTGTAAAAGGTATACGGGATGTCTTCGATGAACCGACTAGCTCTATCCAAGTTGGAGGATCTGCCTCTCTAGCGCAGGTCGTACCCGCTGACGCGGTGTTCCCTACCAGCATCGAGTTGACGGGATTGCCGGAGTTCTACCACCAACAGCTCGGCTTGATTAACTCACAGGCCCACACTTGGCATATCCTAGGGGGGCCGAATGCCACAACTACGTCGGCGCAGGCCTTCCAGTTAGATGGAGGGGCCTACCTTGATGTGTCCGACCAAGCGACCATGCCCCCGACGGGTAGAATTGTAGGCCACACCTCAGACGTGTGGCTGGATCGAGCCCAAGCCTCCAGATATGACAGGAACAGCTCGTCCACTGACTATTACGTTCCCGGCCCGTACGGGGCTAGCGCAGGCCCCCACACCAACCCAGTCAGGCACAACTCAAACGTAGGCAGTCCCATGGTCGAAGGGTTTTCTAACAACGCAATGTGGGGAGCCTTCAAGAATAATGCCGACCGGTACTTCGATAAAAGCATCGGTGATATTCTCGTAAGGGACCTCTCAGTATCAATCGGGCGACTCGAAGCTACTAGCATCACCGAAGAGCAGGTTAAGAACCTGGGCTATGGCTTAGCTCTTGTCCGCCCCGCTTGGGCGAATGGAGATAAAAGGTACGACGAGATCATTGCGTTCACGTCAGCACGCCCAGTAACCCTTTACTTCGGATGGGCATATCGCAATCCACTTATTGGTCCGGCTTTGGGCCTAGACTTTTCAGTGGGAACCAATGTTCCTAGAGATCAAATCATTGAGGCACATCCGTGCCTCTCCTTGTCGGGGGTGTACCGGGGACTACTCGACACTGGTATCCAGACCCTGAACACGGGATCAGAGATCCTGTTCCTGGATCAGGACGACCCGATGTATGATCGAGTCGGACAGATCACTGGAAGCCTCACCAACCAGACGTACCGTCATGCGGCGTACTCCCCAGCGGGCGGGACTGCCCCGGAGGACGCCACTGACCGGACGGTGACTGTGGACGAACTCAAAAGACGGCTTAGGCCCCTTCCTCCGACAAAGCTACGGATCAACGGCGACACCCCCAACCAACTCTGGGGGTACAACCACTATGATGATGGTCGGTATGAGCAATATAGTGTCAAAGATATAGGCACTAGCAGCATGACTCTTAACTGGAGCACCCATAACCATTCTGTCAACCCAGGTGTCGTAAAGCTGTATTCGGAGAATGATGCTGTTGACACCGATGAGAGGCTGCTTGTCGGGCTGAAACTCATCGACGATGATCGGATCGAAATTGCTACCGTGGCGGATCGGCCCAACGCCGACGAACGGAATAGACACCTGCTCGCGCGTCTGAAGGAGGGCTGGATGCCCACCAATCCACCATTGCGTGGCGGGACGGAATATACTGAGGGTGTTGACCGAACCACTCTGGGCTTTGCGGCCTCAACGTCGCTTCTGGGCTCTGCAAATGCGAACAGCGCCGAAGTCGTGGACATTACTGCAAGGTTCAATGCCATGGCCAATGGGACTAAACCGGAGCTGACCTCGGGTCAGGTCTACTTCGTTGAGGTGTCTGTGCAGTCCTATAGTGTTGCCGATAACCTCGTTTCCAGAGGCGCTCAGCGGTTCGGTGTAAAGTTCACTGCTACCGCCAACGTAACCAACACCTAGGAGGGCTTCCGTGCCAGCGTTCGGTAGAGGCTCCCTAAGCGCCCTAGAACTCGTTGACACGAGACTTCGGGGGGTGCTGGAGGAAGCCATCAAGTACTGGGACTTCACAGTCCTGGAGGGCCACAGAGGCCCTGAGAGACAGCAAGAACTCTTTGAGTCGGGGGCCAGTCAAGTGAGCTGGCCCAACTCAAAGCACAATTCGCTGCCCAGCGTTGCGGTGGACATTGCTCCATACCCCATCGACTGGGAGGATACCGAAAGGTTCATTCAGCTCTCTGGAGCGATCCTACAGATCGCGAAGCAGAACGGATTGGACTTGCGGTGGGGCGGAGATTGGAACAGGGATGGACGCATGACCGATGAGAGTTTCAGGGACTTACTTCACTTTGAGATGGTAGAACGCAATGCTTCATGAATTCGAGATCGTAAGCGCCGGGGCCACCGCCCTAGTGGGCGGCTTCTCTGTGCTGTGGCGACAAATCACTGCTAGCTCTCGGCGGACAGAGGAACGACTCAAGGCAAGTGAGGAAAAAGTGCAGGAGACCCATGACCAGATCACCACACTGAACCGAACTGTTGGCCTGCTAGAAGGTCGTCAGCAGGGAATTGAGCAGCTATCTGATAGGGTATTAGACGCAGTAAGGCTAGCTGTGGGGTGACACCAGAAAGGGCGAGATATGCTCATAACTAAGTTCATGGAGATACCGACCGAAGCGGAGTGGAACTCCGAGTTGGATTCGGGCTGGGCTGGCCCAGACGGGTCCACCGCGTCAACGGATCACATGATGGGCGTCCGCATTGGACGCACGACGACGGACTACCGGGACGTAAAGCTCCCCGCGAGTCTACACGATTACCGCTACCGGTTGGGCAGAGAGCACAACCTTAGCGGCGCACACAGACATGCTGCGGACGTCGCGTATCGTGACGACTGCATCAGGTACATCCAGCAGGAGCTGGACGGTCGCGCGGGGGTTATCCTCGGCGTGGTCCGATCTTGGGCGCGGTACTACACTCTTCGGCTATTTGGCTGGAAGGCGTTCCGCCACTGAGCGAAAAAGCTGTCCCCCCCATTCGGGGGTTTGGGCGGGAACAGTCTGCGGGGAGGGGCAATTGCCCCTCCCCGCTTTTTTGCGTTTTAGCTTCTGTTTCGGAAGAGGAGTGCCATGACCATCGCGCCCACTAGTAGGGACGTCCCGAAGGGCAACGACGGAACTACGAGCGGCTCACTCCAGCCAGAGCAGAACGCGCTCTCACCGCAAGCCTGGACCTGGACCCAGCCATCCGCGAAAGGCAGATCCTCGGTTAGGATGTTTACACACTGATCGAGATTAGCTTGGATGCAAGCCTCAACGTCCTCCTGTGTAGGCGACCCGCCTCGAAGGGGGTCCCAGAGTAGGGCCCATTTGGTGTCACATTGGTGCCGCAGGAACGTAGGGTCACATCTGAAGTAAACCGGCTCCCCTACGGTGCTGAGGGGTACCGGCTCCCCAGGGTAGCCTTCGATGTCCGGCGGTAGCATCTGGAACTCCCAGTGACGGGGGTCTAGCTCTGGCGCTCCCGGTAGGCTGGGCTGGTGGAACTCGTATATTGGCATATAGCTCTCCTAGTACCGGATCTGTACCGCGAGGTAGATGTCACCGATGCAGATCGCGGACTTCCCACGGATCTCAATTCCGATGCAATCATAGGCGTCATTGACGTGCCGGACATACGTCTTTATGTCGTCGTGCGCCATCTTCGCGGTCGCACATCCGGTCAGGCTGAGCAGGGTTAAAGCAAGGATGGCTAGTCGGGCATACATAGGAATCCCACCTCCCTAAGATAGGCGTCGAGGATCTTGACGCTCCAGAGCCCGTCCAGGGGCACGGCTCTCGCCTGGAACCCCTCGTGAAACCCTTCACATTCAAGGTCCCAGAGTGTCCCGTGTTGCGCGAGCAGCTTCGCGGAGTGCTCAAAGTGGAAGCCCACGGCTTCCGTTCGGTCTGTCGTTACTCTCATGGTGTCCTCCTACTTGAGTATGTATAGGAAAAAGGCGGTGACTAGTGCCACGCGCCAGAGGATTGCGAACCGGGGGCAATTATTCATGCCGACCGCCATCCGATAAACTTCAAGGCGATGTCGAGTGCCTGGACCTGAAGCTGGTGGACCCGCCCGTCCCCTACTCGGATTTCTAGGTCCGCTTTGATCTTCGCATGGCCCTGCTCCGAAGCGTGCCGGGAGGCGTCCGTGCCTGTCTTGGCGCCTTCGCGTACCACCCGTACGACGTACGTGCGGTCAAACTGCTCCCTGATAAACTGCACCTCGTTGTCGAACCGCGTGTCCGTGGCGACCCACAGCGGGCACGTCGGGGAGTTGTGGACCTCTTCCAATGCCGCGTTCAACCAAACGTCCTCATTCATGCCCCGGAACAGATCCGTCCCAATATGTTGGAGGAGCTGACGGCGGGTCTGGACTTCGCCACGGCCGGATACTACACAAGGCCTGCCGCTCGCGTAGTACGCGGGGGACTCCTTGTAGTCCAAGTCGGAGTCGAGGCGTTCTCGGTCCCATCCGTAGACGCGAGCGCAGACGTCCTTTAGGGCCTCAGCGAACTTCAGGTTGCGAGATCCTGGAACGGCTTCCAAGACCGCTGCTGCCGCAGTGTCCTTCCCGGCACCGGCAGCGCCGATGAATATAATTGCGTTGGAACTACTCATCGTCCTTAACCTCCAGAGTTGCCGCCAGCGAGCTGATGAGTTCTTCATGTTTCTCAGGCGTGAGCCCCAGGTATTCAAAAGCCTCTTCCTTGGTCCACTTTCGCTCGCCACGGATCACATCGTTGTACGCCATAGCATACTTGATTCCGAACTCCGCGTCATGGTCCTGCTCGCGCTCCCGTTCATACTCTATGGTACGGTGCTGTGAGGCGTGGGCCAACTCGTGGACGAATATCTCTGACTGAAGTAGAGTGATCAGGTCCTCTCGGGGGACGCCTTCGTAGGTGTCGAGGTAGATTGTGCCCCACTCGTGAAGCTCCCCGTCCTCGTCCTCCCACATCGCCACGTCGAACCTGCCATGCTCTTTCTCTAGTGGCTCGATTGTCACGTCGAAGTTGGCGAAGCTGAAGGGGTGTAGCTCCGCGTAGCTCTCGCCCTGCGCGGTAAAATATTTTTCCTTCTCGTCATCTGTCATATTATCTCCTCGTAGTGGTTACCCTGCATACCCTTTAGTATCTCCGCTACACGGAGTACACTTAGTGCCACAGGGCAACTTAATTACCATCTCAGTCGTTTCAAGCCCAGCAGCAGGTCACGCTGGGTTGCATCCTTCATCTGGATGGCATCCCAGACCACGGAATCCACCGTGTCTTTGGCGAGCAAGTGGTGGACAATCACCGCTTCCCGCTGACCCTGCCGCCACAACCGCGCGTTCAGTTGTTGGTAGTACTCCAAGTTCCAAGTAAGCCCATACCAGCACAGGTGGTGGCCGCCGGTCTGAAGGTTGAGGCCATGCGCTGCTGCTGCTGGATTGACCAGAAGCATAGGCAGATCACCCGCGTTCCAACTCTCGATTGCCGCCGCTGTATCGTCCGGTGCGGACCCTGATCCAATGTACGGCACGTCTAGCTTATATGCCGTCTTCATATGCTTGCGGACCTGCTTGAGGTCGTGGCGAAACTCATAGGCGACGAGCAGCGGCTTCTGGCCTAGTTCATCGAAGAGCTGCGCCAGTTCCTTAACCTTGGCTTGATGTACGTACTCGATGCGGCGGTCTGTTTCCGTGCCAGCCAGCCCATCGTCCGTGATGTAGACTGCACCGTTGGCGACCTGACGACACTTAGCTGACAGAACCGCAGGATTGACCGCCACCACCGTAGCGTTGGGACTGAGATTGACCAGCATCTCGGACCGCAACTGCTTGTAGAGGTCCATCGCAGCCGGAGGTAGGGTAACCTCTCGCTGGACTCTAATCAAGTCCGGCATGTCTAGGTAGTCCGTAGCTTCTAACCGCACAGAGTGAGGCTTGATCGCGTCCTGGATCAGGCCGGGGCTATGTACGCTGGGTGCCCAGACCATTCCCCAAGGCCGCTTTGACGCCTGAAACTTGAAGTCCGACCTGAACGCAGTCAGCGTCTTGCCCAGAATATCCGGGTCCAAAATCGCGAACTGCCCGAACAGGTCTTCGCATCCGTTTGGAGCTGGCGTACCAGTCAGGATGAACCGATTTGGTATACCACCCTGGTGTTTGTGCGCGATTTTGAATAGTGTCCTGGTTCTCTTCGAGGAGTAGCTTTTGAAAATTGTAGACTCATCGACTGCGAGGGCGTCGAACCGTTCAATAGCGCCGGACTCCATCTGGCTTTCGAGCCAACCCAAACCTTCTGGGTTGATAACTGTTATGTCCGCCTCGTTGCAGAGCGATACCTCTTTGCCCTTCTTGCCGTGCGCCACATGGACTTTGAAGTCCTTGAAGCCTTTCCACTTCTGGACTTCCAAGGGCCAAACACCCCAACAGGTTCGCAGTGGGGCCACGACTAGCATCCGTGTGGCCGCAAGGCAGTCATACTGCCGACGGAAGTATTCCAGTACGATGGATGTCTTACCGAGGCCCGGATCGAGTAGCAGCGCCATAATGCCCTTCTCTTCCATATCTTGGATTGCCAACTCCTGGTAGGCGTGGGGGGCGAACTTTGGTAGATTCTTACCCATCTGGTTCTCCTTCAAATTCATCGAGGAAATCCTCGACCTGTTCTTTGTTCCAAGCGACCCCCGTGAGGAAGCCTAGCTTAGCTAGTCCCTCCAGATAGAATTCCTGAAGAGGTTGGAATCGCGAGGCTTCATCCTTCTTTAATTCCAAGAAAGCCGCTCGACCACTTTTGAACATCGTGAGGTCCGGCCACCCGCCGCCTTGCAGCAGCGCAAGTTTCACTACGTAGATCCCTCTTTGCTTTGCTTGCCTGACAGTCCATCGCTCCAGCGCTTTCTCTGACCTACTCACCGCGCAGTATCTTCGCAAAGTTTACTTCGCCAAGCCCAGCCTCTTCGAGACAGAGGGTCTCTTCCTTTCGGAGCTGATCGCGGACGGCGGATACTGACAACTGGGCCATGTCAGCAAGTTCGGGAAACCCGCTCGCCTCTCGGAAGAAAAACCGTTTGGCGTGCATAAAATTCTCTACGTCCTCCAGACATAGGGCGTCGGCGCTAGAGAATGAGAACAGCGCCTCCCGGAAGTTGTCAAGTTGACCACCGATGATCTCGATTGCTGCGTCCTTAGAAGTGTCCATTTGATTCTCCTTACGCCTGTTTGATGCAGAGTGAGGCGCCGACCATCAGCGAGACCCCTGCAACCGCCCAACGAAGGTCCAGGCCCTCGTTGAGTACGTAGTGTGAGTTAAGGACTCGCAAAACGGACATCGTGATAGTCCACGATATCCATGCGGCCATTACGTTGGGCGCCTTGTTGAACACAGTATATAAGCAAAACTGTGCCACGATCAGGTATGGCAACCCGTGCATCCCGTACAACAGGAACGTGTCCTGTGTACGGGAGAAAGTTTCGATGCGGACGATACAAAAAGTACCGACGGCAATCCAGAGCATTGTTGTTAGCATTTTCCCCTCCTACTTCCGGTACCGTTTGCCTCGCCACCCTTCGGCAGCCAACGGGAACCCTTCTGCCCATTCCGGTAGAATGGATATGAGGTCCTCAAACTCTTTAACAGATCCCCGACCTTCAGGGACCTCGGCCACGATCTCATCGTGAACCGTTAGCAGCGGAACGTACAGCCCGCCAGCGTCAACCGACAGCATCGCTTCCGCCATCATGTCTCGACTCAAGGCCTGGACGACGTTCTCTGTCAGCTTGCCACCGTAGGTGTTCTGACGAGTGTACTTCCGAGTCATTGAGTTCTGCCCCATAAAGGTCAACTTGGTGTCCACCCTGATGAGCGATGGGCTGACGCCTAATCGCTCACAAAAGTCTCGAAGTGTAAGCAGTGCAGCCTGCGCTTGGATCGTGTTCTGCCGCTCCTCGTATTCCGCCGGGTTCTCGCCCTGCTTCCGGGGGAACACTTCGATCCAGTCGTTGAAGCGACTCGGAACATGAGAGACACGCGGCTGGTAGTAGCGAAGGCACCGACCAGACGGAAGCTCGATGTGCAGAAACTCGTCCTTCGTGTAGAGCTTGAGTTTTCCAAGGAGTACCGGGTGACCCGAACTGCGACCAACCGCTTCCTTCGCTGCATCCTCAATCTCTCGCCAGAACGACTTGATCTTGCTGTATGTCGAGCGGTAGGTCTCGACGACCTGCTTGGCCATCTCTTCTGAGACGTCCATGCCGTAGCCTTGGCAGGTCTCCGCGAACTTCGCGTAGCCCATCTGGTAACCAAGACCGAGAACGGCCTGCTTGCCCATCTGGCGTTGGTCCTTCGTAACGTCTCCATACTCCACGCCGTAAATCTCAGCGGCAGTGGCCATATAGATGTCCCGACCTTGACGAAACGTCTCTAGCGCCGCTTCATCCCCAACCAACCAGAAGATACCACGCGCCTCTATCGACGAGTAGTCAGCGCAGATCAGATCGTAGCCTTCCTTGCTGGTCATCGCGCCGCGTAAAGCGGACGACATAACTTCCATAGGGTCTCCGTACATGACGTCGAGGTACTCGCGGTCTCCTGTAAGAACCGCGTCACACAGGACGTCGATATCTTCCTTGACGGAGCCGCGCGGGAAGTTCTGCGGTTGCAAGAGCCTTCCAGCCCATCGTCCTGTGTCCGCTCCGTGGTAGGCAAGGAGTCCACGAGCGCGACCGTCCGGCCCCACCACGTTGTACATGCTGACGTACTTCTTGATCGAGGTCTTCGCCTGCGACTGTCGCAGTTGAAGGGCTTCGAGCGCATCGCTCGACCACAGCTTCGGATGCTTGAGGGCGTCCTCAATCGTGGCCTTCTGTGTGTTGGGCAGGAATCCGTCTCCGGGTTCGCCATTGATGTAATCCATGAACGCCTGCCGCTGGCCGACCGTCTTGACCGCGCCGTCCGTAAGTTCCGAGATCCGGGCGTCCGCAAGCTCCTTGCATTCATCCGCAATCTTGAGAGCCGCAGCAACCATATCCATGTCGATCTGGATGCCGGTAGTATTCATCTTCTGGTCGAGCTGCCAGACCTTGAGTTCCTTCTCGGGAAGGTGGTAACCAAGACGCTTGGAGATGCCGTGTTCGACCACAACGTCCTGCTTGCAGTAATCGAAGAGTACATCGAGGTCTTCGTCGGTCTCCTTCCAGTGGCTCAACTCCCGGACGGCCGGTACGTGATCGTAAAGCTCTTTCAGCACAAATACGTTCTTCGGCTTTACGATTTCCTTCCAGCGCCTCTTATCGTCAAGCGCGTGCTCGGCTACAAGCTCAAGGTCAGCCTTGAGTGCAGCGCGGGGCTTGCAGAGCCGCATCATCGTTTTGTGGCCCAGCTTGTCCTTCTCTTGAACCAAACCAAGGGCCTGCGAGGCGCCGTCAAGCGACCGTGGGAGGGAAAACGTAGCGGCCAGGGCCGAGGAGCAGCGCCACTGGTTAGGGTGGACTGCGGGCCAAGCGAGGCGGGCTACGCCGACGAACTGCCAGATGGCTCGCTCGAACTGTGAGTTGTGCGCCTCGATCTCGCAGCCGTCCTTGACGTAGCCGAAGAGTCGTTCGAGGTGTTCGCGACCCTGCTCTTCACGCCCAAGGGACGGATATGCTGGGTGCCAGAGAACCGCCGCAGTTTCTCCGTCGAATAGGATGGCTAAACACATGATCTCAGTGCTCGGGTCCTGGGCGTATCGGTACGCGCCGTACTTGATGTCGTATGCGGAACGGGTCTCGAAGTCGATGGTTACTCGCACGTTGTCTCCTTTTATCACCGTTGCATTATCGCGCGGGCTGAAGAGTGAAGCAAAAAAAAAGGGCGGCCCCGCTAGGGGCCGCCGTGTACGATCAGACTGTTGGGGGGTTAAAGGAGATCATTGACGTCGATGGCGTCGAACACGGTCTCCGCAGCGTTGCTGCTGCCGAGTCGCTCCCCATCCCGAACCTTCTGTACGTTCGAGAGGCTAAAGGCCACGCCGTTGTTGCCGTTCATACTATAGGCAAAAGCGCTCACCTGGATGCGAGCTTCAACCCCCGGATAGATCTCCGAGGGGTCGATGATCGCGCCGAGGTCCGCACCGACTACGCCGGGGACGAACTTGGACTTCGCCGTCAGGAACTTCGCGCCTTCAACGAACGCGCCGCCGAGGTGCTCCTTCTCTTCGCCATCCCGAATGGGATTGCGTAGGTTGGAAGGCACCTTTTCCCCGAACTTTTCGGTGATGGCCGCATCCACGAGGGCCTCAAGGCTGGAAACGTCAGTTCCTGGCTTGAACACGATCATGGTGGAATACTTCGGTGGGGCCGAAGGATTGTTGGGGTTGAGTTCTGGCTCGAAGATGGCAGGGAAAGAAAGAGTACCGATGGGTGTTACTACCTTGGACATTATATGTTCTCCTTTAAGTATGCGGGCTAGACATCATGTCCGCGCCGCTTCAGCTTGTTCTGTGGGCGGGGAGAGCATCCCCCCGCCTACAGTTTAGTATCTCCGCTCCGCACCGTTTACTTAGTGCGGGGCGGAGTTTTTTTTTTTTTCATTCAATCTCACTGAAGACCACCGTGGCCTCTTCGACTGCTTCTCGTGGATCAGACTCGTGGGCGACAGTCATGTCCCCCTCGGGCTTGACTGTCCGGGCCTTGACCCAGTCCTCATCGAGCCCAGCCTTTTCCATTTGCTTGGGCGTAAGCGGCTTTCGCTTCGTCCCGGTGTCCAGCTCGCCAAGCGCTTCAAGCTCATCCATCAGCGCTTGCTCGTCCGCCCAGACTCGGCGCGTCCGCTTGTGGACGACCTTGAATCCGGGCAGTGTCATGCCACTCTTCGTTGCCTTCAGGTTGGCTAGAGCGCGAACCTTAGTAATCCAGTTCTCCAGCACCTCCGCGATCTTGAGCGCGGCCGAGATGGCCTCCGGGTCAGTTGCCCCCGGAAGGATCAGTTCGACCTTTGCTGCCTGCTCCATGGGCAGCGAGTCCAGATCCTCCGCGAAGGCCTCTTGCGCCTTCTTGAGTGCCTGCTGCTGCATCAGGGGACATACTGCTGTCGCCGGACAGAACCTACAGTGAGAACCAGCCTCGTACTTGGCGAGCGCAGGTGAGCGAGTCGCCGCGATGGCTGGCAGGAACTCTGCATCCCGCCATTCACGAAGCTCGCCTGCCGTTGTCCGCCAGTCCGAGATGCGACGTCCGTCCGAGAAGAATACTCGCGGCTGGATGATAACGACGTTGACGATGTCTTGGTCGCCATACTCACCGGTCTCGATAGCACCAAGGGCGTAAAACATGGCCTGCGAGTTACGCGGGGCCGTGACCTTTACTCCCTTGCCGTACTTCAAGTCCACCACCCAGATCGTGCCGCCAACTTGGTCAACTACGATGCAGTCTGTGGTGCCGAAGATCTCCTCGTCCCCCGGTATGGGGAACATCGTTGATTCCGACTGTACAACTGGATGTCCGATGCAAGAGTCCACAAAGCCGAGAATAGTCTCAGCGTAGAACCGAATGCACTCTTCCATTTCCTCGTCCGCTATGAACTCGTGGTCCGACTGGCTCGTCGTGCCAGTGAAGGCCACTCCGGTCCAGGGGTCCACGTTCGCAACGTATTCGTTGGACGAGTCGCACTTACGGAGAACCGTTCCGACGACGGTTGCTTCAAGCACACCTTCGTTAGCGGGACGGCCCTCGTCTACATTCCGTGCAATCTGGTCAACAATTAGTTCTGCCAGACAGTGAGCCGCCGAACCTTCCTCCGCGAATATCGAGGAGGTGTTCGTAAGCGCTGGGTCAAGCGTAGCTATCAGCGACGGACTGGACGAACATGTCATCCAGCGGCCTGAGCTACTTGCTCCAATATTGCTGTGTAGCACTAGGCTACTCCTTTACGTTAGAAACCTACGAGCATTCCCGTCGGCCGGTTACCGTGTCGATTCCGCAGGACGACACTTCCTCCTCCTCCTCCTCTACGGTCTCTTCGTTGTCGGTTTCATTCAAGATACCGGCGCGGAGACCGCCCACTCGGAAGGTCGTTACGCCCTTTGCGCCTCGCTCCCAAGCCTGCATGTACACATCTTTGAAGTCCTCCCACAGAATGTCCGTGGGCACATTGATCGTCTTACTAATGCTTTGGTCAACATACGGCGAGCAAGCAATCAGAACGTCAAGGTGCTCCTGTGGAGATAGCTCTCCCGCAGTGCGACCTTCGACCCCGAACACTCGAACCGCATAGTCCTCAACGGCTTCAGTGCGCGGCCCCTCCGGCATCTGGACCACTCGGTCGAACCGATGTGCAAACACCGGCTCCAAGCCAGAGGACACATTGTCCGCTGTTAGGCTGATCGTTCCCGTTGGCGCAATTGCCAAGAGGTGACTGTTGCGAATCCCATACTCGTAGATGTCGTCGCGTATGTCATCGCCGAGCCGCTCAGCAAAATCACTTTCCAGGAACGGTTCAGCTTCAAACTTAGGAAAGGCTCCCTTCTCTTTGGCCAAGTCGATCGAGGCTCGGTATGCTTCGTCCCGAAGCAAGGCCATTACAACCTCGGTCTGCTCGCAGAACTCCGGGCTGCCATAGGGCAAGCCGGTTGCTTCCAGCGCATTAGCTAGGCCGGTAACTCCGATCCCAATCCTACGCTTGTCCTTCATCTCCCGTTCCTGCTCTGGCAAAGGCCAGACAGACGCTCGGTCGATGACGTTGTCCAGGCCGCGAACCGCCGCCGGGACGTCCGCTGCAAACTTATCAAGGTCGATCTTTCCCCCTCGGACGTACTTGACTAAATTGAAGGAGCCTAGCAGACAGGCTCCAAAGGGTGGCAGCGGGATCTCTCCACACGGGTTGGTACCTGTGATTGTCTCACAGTAATCCAAGTTGTTCTCTCTCTGGATCTTGTCGATGAAGATGACACCCGGCTCCGCGTAGTCATACGTGGACCGCATAATCATGTCCCATAGCACCGTCGCTCGAACAGTTTTGTACACCCTGTCATCGAAGCGTAGGTCGAAATCCGAATCGGAACGTACCGCTGCCATGAACTCATCGGTTGCCAGGATCGACATGTTGAATCCCGTCAACGTAGTCGAGTTGTTCTTGGCATGGATGAACTCTTCGATGTCCGGGTGGTCTACCCGAAGCACACCCATCTGCGCGCCACGTCTATGGCCGCTTGAGGCAATGGCCCGTCCGACAGAGTCGAAGATGTGCATGAAGGAAACTGGGCCACTCGAAGGAGAGTCTAGCTTCTTAATGTTGGAGCCGTTAGGGCGAAGCGTTGAGAAGTTGGTCCCGATGCCCCCGCCCAGTCTCATGGTTGCCGCAGCCTCCGTGGCACGCTGCATGATGTGGCCCTCTTCATGTACGAACGAGTCCGTGAAATTCCCGGACATGTAGCAGTTGATGGGAGAAACCACTTTCATGGCACCCATGCTAGCCTGCACGCGACCGCCTGGAAGGAACCGTTGGTTCTGTAGCATATCCTGAAGGGCCCGAAAATGCTCTTCGTCGTCTTTTAGCGAACCGGCTACCCGGTTCATGGATTCAATGAAGGTTTCACCCTTTCCTCGATATTTCTGTGCGTGTAGCTCGTCGCTGAATGTGACCTGTGGTCCCTTGCTCATTATTTTTTTCTCTCCTTGTGTTTGGTTCGTTGAATGTGTCATTACTTTGAGGGTATCGGCGGTCACATCGCACGCCGAATCGCCTTAGCTACCTCGTCAAACTTGTCCTCGTTGAGCGTGGTCAGATTCTTGGCTCCTGACTTCCCCAGGATGGCAACCAACTTGTCGCGCCCCAAAGCGCCCTTCTTACTTACCAGTTCCCTTGCGAGACCCCGGAGGTCGCCGAGTGACATCGCAGGGGCAACCGGAGCCGCAGGTTCCAGTTCGACCGGAGGCTGCACCTCCACCGAAGTAGCTCCAAGTAGTCGAGCGGAGATGGCGTCGGCAAGTCGCTCGATGTCCGCGTCTGAGATTGTGATCGTAAGTTCCATTAGTGTGTCTCCTCAAAGTGATCAGAAGCATAGATCCCTATCTTCTGAAGTCTTTTGTCCCATTCCGCGCGCATACGCAGAACTACTTTGTGCATCTCATATTCACTCCTAGGAGCGCCCGACCACACTAGGTGTGCTTCTTCAGCCAGCTCCAGAGGTTCGACCCCTATGCAGAACAGCGCATAGAGTCTGGCCTCCGTCCCCCTATGTTCTATCATACTGTTGAACGCCCGCTCCAGGTCGATATGGGATGTCATTCGGCTCCAGGATGCCCCCTTCTTGCGGGGCACCTGGATTTCGGTCTTGAGTACAATCTTGTCACCCCCCTGGTCTATCATGACGAGATCTTGGGCGGGCAGAACAGACCCATGTATTTGATTCATGATCTGCTCCATCCAGCCATCTATCGTTTTGTCAATCACGTGACCCTCCTGAAGCCCTTGCTTACGCGGCCGTCCGTGCGGCGGCGTGCCGCCGTCCAGCCCTCAATCGTCTGCATAGCACGTCCAAGACGTCGCATGTCCTTCGTCTGTATGCTGCTCCCATCGACCTTGCCGAACGCAACGAAGACGAGTTCCTCCTGTCCGATGAAGTCTACTTCCGGCTCAATTTGTCGGAGATGTCCGATCAACTTGAACTCAATCGGATCAGCAATACGGCGGAGTTCCTGCTGCTCCCCGGCTTCGGCCCAAAGACTTTCCTTCAGGAACAGCGATTCCACCGTGGGGTCTGCAAGCCAAAGCTGGACGGCTTGCGCCCATATCTGATCACGATCCCTTCGGAGTTCCGCCAGTGCCACAGAGCTAACCTCTACCGGGATGAATCGTCGGTTCCCCGTGCTGTCGAGAAGGTACTCAGCGTCGTTGGTAGTACCAATAAAGATACACTGCCGCCGGTACTCTCGCGACTCACGAGCGTAGGCGAAGCGTGCCTTGTCAGTGGTGCGTGAAACGAATGCCTTGATGGATTCCACGTCCGACTTCGACATGACTGCAAGTTCCTCGACCTCCACCAGCCAGTGTCCCTGGATGGCTTGGATGACGTCCTTGTTGTCCATGCTGTTCGTCGAGGGTAGGCCCTCCAGTGTCCAATCACCTCCTAGTACCTTGATCAAAGTGGACTTGCCGCACCCCTGCGCGCCTTCCAGAATGATCATCGAGTCGAACTTGATTCCCGGTTCCTTGACGCGAGCCACGCTGGCACGGAAGAACATCTCCGCAACGCCTGCGTTGTACGCACCCTTCTCTCCGCCCGCATAGCGGTAGAAGAACTCTGTAATCCGGTCCTCGCCGTCCCATACCAGATCGGACAAGTAAGACTTGATAGGGTGGAACGAATGCGGAACCGCGAGACATGATATAGCCTCTGAGACCTGCTGGAGACTAGGCTCGAACATGTAGTCAGAGATGATCGCACGCCGAAGCCCATGGAGTGTGAGGTCCGTAATGGACTTGTTGATCTCCGGGAAGTATTTTCGCACCTTAGAGAGATCCCCGCCGAGGCTAACCTCCTGTGACAGCGCGTTCAGCGCGGGCTCAAGTCCCATCGCTTCAATCGCCTTCATGCAGTTCTCAAGTGTACGCTTCGGACGACCACTCTTCTCGCGGTCAAATAGCCCGTCAGTGTCCGGCCCCCCTACCGGCGCTGTGAAGCGTGGAGGCACCGACAGGATCGCCCGATCTTGCTCGGAAAACTCTGCATTTCCGAACGCCTGCTCTGGCTCGTCGCGGAGAAGCTCAGAGCCACCCGCCTCAGAAACCACCTTGAACAGAGTCGCCGCTGTGATGCCACCACCTTTGAAAGAGTCCCACCGCATACGGATGGTCTCTTCTTGACCCGAGTATTCCGGGTCAGATACAGACCACTCGACGAACTCTTCGCGGCCTTCG